GACGATGTAGTGTTCACTACCCTCATAAGTTCCAGAACCGATTGCCTTTAATACAGACTCTTTAGCTTTTACGTCTTTTGACAATTCTGCAATCTGAGCTTTCAGAGTTGCGATTTCATTTACGATTTTTTCCATTTTGTTTCTCCTCTTTCAAACGTGATTATAAAGATCTCTACAATGATCTTCGCTTTTATTTACTATTGCATAAACAAATTGATCTATTATGCACCCGTCAAAACCTTCAGACCCTACACATTCACGAAATGTATCGTAAGCATTTATAAGTACACTTTCGACAGCATCTTCATCAAACATCTCAGTAAATCTTACTACGTTTTTTTCTGAATCTTCCCGTTGTTGATCCACAGCATCAGACAATTCTGATTCTTCTGCTTGAAGACGCATTAGCACATCTGTCTCCATCTCAGTAGTCGCACAAAGGTGATCAATTTTTTTGGTTAGTTCATCTAAAAGAATATAAGACGATATGTGCTCCATTAAAAATTCTCTTTGATAATCTTCCATTTTATTTCTCCCTTGTTTGTTTCTATAAATAATAAGTACTAGCAATCACTAGCACTGTCAAGTGCCAAATGTAAAATAAATAAAAAAGACCCCCAACTCAATTTGAGTCAGGGGTCAGTCTACCCCCCTAAAGTTTTGGGAGAAACAGCGTCATAGAGGCGACCAGACGCAGAGGGGTTAGCTCACTTGATTAGCGAGGCATAAATATGCCGCACCATCAGTACTCGAATCTTCACTAGGTTTATATGCTAATCTGCTAACTTTTAAAAGTGACATCATAACACAGGCATCGTGTGGTGTTATTTCTACATCAAGGTAAGCACTCCACAATGCGGATAACTTCTTGAAGCTATCCTCTGGTGTTCCGTATGAACTCTGTCGATCTCCATTCACCAACTTAGATGCATCACTTAAAAGTTTACTTGCCTTCATCATTTTCTTTTCCCTCTATAATAATCGTCAGGCTTACATTCTCCGCAGAACCAAGTTCCAAAGTTATTCCTTAATATCTCAACGTCCAAACCAAACCCTGCATCGGTGTCACCACACACAGAACAGGGATGCCAGAAGACCCTTGAATTCTCTGTACCTTTAACTCTCCTAAACCTTGGCCTTCTGTCTTCTGTCTTACTACCCATATGATCCTCTTTTTGCGGTTCCGTATGAAGTAGGAATACCCTATAGGTAATTCCTACAATTCATACGCGTATGAACAAGCGTAGGAAAAGCGTATGAAACGTATGAAACACACTCGTAAGTCATTGATTTCATTACACTCAACATTTCATACGCTTTTCATACTTTGCCCTCTTTCGCCAACAGCCAGATTTGACCCTGATTCATACAGATAAAGTCACCTGAAATCATGGCCTCCAGAGTCTGTTTCCAAGCACTTCTGTGGTTCGATCCAGTGAACTTTCCAGTGAAGTGTTCACGCACATCTTCCTCCTGAATGACCCAGTAAGTATGTGGCTCTGGCCACCCAGTTCCAGCAGGATTTGGTTGCCCAAGTTTATCTGCCTTGAGTTGCCTGAAGCACTCTAAGAACAGCTTCTGGTTCTTACCTTTTGGTATTTTCTTCTTGGCTTCCTCTAATTCCTCAGCGTCACATTTCGCAATAACTACCGTGGTGATATCATCTCCGTCTGGATCAACACCGAGGACTGATACGTTCAGCCTGAATGAGTATGCCGCCCCACCTTCTAGATCTCTTTGCTTTGTGCAGAGTGCTGTCCTGATACCACTATCTTGCTGAACGTCTAACTCTATCTCTGTATCTAATGCGGCTTTCAATGCAGAGGAACCTCTAGCACCTTTGGCAGTATCCTTTCCAGTGTGGTGAACAATAAGAAGATGAGCGTTAGAGATATTCCTGAGTATGTCACAGTTCTTTATGAATTGAGACATATCCTCCGATGTATTTTCATTAGCCCCTGCCATTGCCCTAGACAATGTATCCACAACAATCAGTGCGATTTCGCCCTTCTCCTGTTGGATCTCACTGCATAAGTTCTCCAACGTGGGCAGATCAACGTCACTGTTAAACATGTCGACTGGACTTGGCCTTACTGCGAGTAATGCATTCTCATCACCGTAATGATCTTTCAGTGCGTAAACTCTATTCCTAAAGCTATTACCACCCTCTGTTGCCATGTACAGCACAACACCTTGGACAACTTTATTTCCGTTCCACTCTCTGCCAGTGGCAATGTGCCATGACATATCTAGGGCTAGGAATGACTTACCAGTGTTAGACGCACCGTAAAGACAGCTCAGTTGATTTGCACCGAGCCAGTTCTTTATCAGGTAATTGTTTGTGAGGATTGGCCGTGCATCATCTGCCCAGAATACTGTGTCCTGAAACCTCTTCGGTGTCAGTGAATTTCGTACAGCCTCTGCACCTTGAGCTACCCAGAGGTCATTAAAATCCATACCCTTTGGCGGTAGTAGGTATTTCGTTCCGTGATCTTCCTTCGCCTTTTCAGCACCTTTAATCCCTGCATCATCATTATCTGCACACACAATGAACTCTGCGTGTGGCTTGGCTATTCTTAAATTCGTAATGACTTCCGTAATGTTATTGGCATTTAAAGCAAACACGGCTGGCTTTCCTGTGGCCTCACTAATAGATGCGGCAGTCGCCCACCCTTCAGCAATATAAGCTATGTCTGTAATCGTACCACCAAGGACGCTGAAGTTACCAATGACAGGCATTCCCTTAGAGAACTTCTTGGTTCCGTCAGGGGTAATTGTCTGAGTTCCGACCTTCCTAGCCATGTAATTGTTGATTGGAATAACTAAGTTACTCCCGTCGATCAGTGCGTTATGTTGTGCGATCTTCTTCTTGGCAAGGTAGGGATGTTGAGTTGAGACACTAGGCCACTCTACTTCCTTCACGGTAAAACCATTTTCCCTCTCTGGCCATAAGCCTTGAGCCTGTAAGATCAGTGTTATTTCCTTGAAGTCGTCGCACTGCCTACACTGTACCTTAACCTCACCGTTATATTCATTAATCCAAAACCGATCCTTGCCACCGCAATTTGGGCATGAGCCGTGGTATTCTCCTTGGGTAACCTTCTTTAGATTTAATGAGCTAATTATTTGTGGACTATATTCAGACCAGATTGCCCTCTTAAAATTTGTCATTTTGCCGCCTTACAAAATTGTTTCATGGAAATCAACCCCACACATCTCTCCAACATGTGGGGCCAAGCTGTACTTTCTTAAAATGGAATTTCGTCATCCTCCAGTAAGTCTTCCACTGGTGCAGGTGCTGACACAAATGTATCGTCAGTCGTATACCCATCTACAACATCAAATGGACTTTGCACTTCTCTGTTGGTCATTGCCGCCCACTCTTCTGGTGTTGCAAGATGCGTAACCTGAACAGCCCTAAACCTTAACGCAACGCCACTTCCGTTGCCTCCAGAGTAAGGATAAATAGTTACAGCAATGTTTGCCTTTGACCCACTGGTTAACTGAAAATCGTCTGGGAATGTATTTCTCTTAGCATCAACCTGTTTAGGTAACTTAGTTTTCTCACCACCAAATTGCGCTCTAAGTCTAGTCCATCCTTGAAACTCAGCCTCACTGATGCCTTGATAATATTTATCTTCTTCCTTTACAGTTGCTGAAGGATAAGCCTTTATTTCTTTAGGCCAATTTTTATTTCTAGGATCTTCTATCGCATTCTTATACGCCTGTTGGCATAGTTTTGCTAATTTAGAAGCCTCATCTTTTTCCATAATGAATCTTGTTTCATATTTAGCTTCAGGTGTATCCCACTTACATGGAACGGTCTGACCCTTTCCTTCCTTACCACCTGTTGAGTCCCAATGGTAAGGCTGATTTAGCCTTGGGTAAAGTATAGTGACATTGTTTATTATATGTTGCATGTGCAACTCCTTCTTCGGTTTTTGTGTAGCACCCCTACACTGGGATCAGAAGCTCCGTGACTTCCGTTTTACATCCACTTTGGTAAGGGGATGGTATTCACTTCAGGCCAACCAGTAGAGTAATCTTGGTTCAAGTCAGCCAGTTTAATTCTTTTTAATGTTTCTGTCATTCGAACATGAGCGTGGTTTAAATACTCGTCAGACAATTTATGGACTTGTACTATAAACGGGTTTGTCTTCTCAATGCAAATGAATAAAAAATCTTTTATCGGAATGCCTTCCAAGGCCATTACATGCTTATAGAAACTTGCCTGAATATCATATCCGTAATCACGAACTGCCTTCCCAAAGCCTGTGGGCGATGCGTCCTGACACGTCTTAATATCAAACATAGTGCGCTTATGTGCCAACAATCCATCTGGCCTACACTTTAAATCTAGCCCACTATCCTTGTCGTGAACAAAGAAATTAGCCTCAGCGACAAGTAGCTTATCCGTCAACAGTTGATTTACATGCTCTGTAAACATTGCAGACTGGCTCATGCTTTCAGCTAAGTGATATTCCTTTTTAGGGAGTAAGATCTTGCCAGCAAAGTCAGTGGCATCTTTGAGATCTTTCCAGTCCTTACCTCTACGAGTTTCTGGGCCTTGCGTAACTAAGTTCTTCTCAGGCTCTAGTAACATTGCGTGGACTGCACTTCCCAGATCAAATGCGGAACTCTCTTTGCGTACCGCATTCTTCCAGTGGTAGATTGTAGATGATGCAACAGCTTTAACATCGCTAGATGAGTAAGAAGGATGATCGTGATACTCCTTGTTGCTTAGATCTTTATCTATCATTTAAAAAAATCCTTAAAAAATTTAACAATCAACTTTACTAGATTGCCTTCTGGGGTTTCTATTTTTGCATCACCTTTAGAATCCACAGTGTATACATCCTGAGAATCCACAGTGTATTTAGCCACGATGGTTGGGGAAGTATCCTCGTGGTGGTAATCGAAGATCTGACTTGGCCTCTTATGCTTTAAGACATAATCAATTTGTGACCACTTCAATTTTCTTTTGTCGGCAATTTCAGATCGAGACAATCCGTCAATCGAATCATCCCAGACATCGTCTACAAGTTTCTGTGTGTACCTCATCTCTAATACCCAAGTTTCTCAAGATATTCCTTGACAGCCATCTCAACAATAGCCGTTTTGGAAATACGGGTCTTAACCCAGTGAGCGTCCATTTTATCCCAGACATCTGCCCTAAGTCGAACACCCAGTTGCTTGTACTGGTCGTTAGTATCTTCCTTGATTTCATTATCCATTGATCTCTCCTTTTACTATTAAACATATAACTAATGATAGCAATTGTATTAGTCAAGCTCGTTCTTGAAAGTTTATGATATTCTTTCCACTAACTTTGATAGTCTCTTTCTTCATAAGATTTTGGGCTAATTCCTCCCAGTTCTCCTCCTTAAAGTTACCAGCGTGAAACCAAGTCAACAGGTTCATAAACTCCTGTATTGTGGGTTTGCCGTACAGTGCTTCGGCATCTGCAAGTAACGCAGTGAACTCCTTACCTATTCGGATTAGAACCCATGAGTTGCCGCCTTGCTCTCTGTATTTTTTATTCCACATCATTTGATTTAACATCAAACCTGAAGCAAATCTCTTGCTCGGCCAATTGGCCAAATACTTTAATTCGATCCAACCTGACTGACCGCCTCGAATGTAATGAACGTCAGGCATTCCTCGCATCACAGAGTTCTCTACTCGGTGCATGTTCACAGGACAATTATCCCTGACTAAGTTCCAGAAGTTTTTCTCACTCATTATGTTCTCCATTAATCTTCAAGTAAATCTTTACCACTTTGCTTCAATCCAAACCATTTTTGCCTAACTTGACCAGCTACATAGTCGCGATAATTTCCGCTATTGACTCTTTTTCCATAACCAAGATTAATGGCAGTGACCTTCATCTTTCTAAAAGTTTTACTCTCTATCTGGCGAATGCGCTCTCTGCTTAAACCAA